GTCCTCACGCGGTAGGCGGTACTGGAGCCGGGGGTTCTTCTCCCCCTCTGATGCCTTTCGGGCCATCAGGTCCCCCGAACGCGGTCGGTGTAGTTGGTGGTGACGGGCGCGCCGGCGCTGGTGATCTTGACCTTCGAAATCCGATGGGGCGGATAGTGGGTCATGACGTTCGGTTCGTCTTCCTGGACGGACCTGTAGCCGGTGGCGATGATCGCCGACGTGTGCTCGCGCGCCGAAGCCATTGAGCCGACCTCGTAGTCGAACACCCGGCCGTCATCGAGATAGACCGCGACCGTGAACTTCGGCTTCGCGCTGTCCTTGGTAGCGTCCTCGCTCATGCGACGGTATTCCTCTTGCTGCTCCGGGGTGAGTTGCACCATCGGCATGGTGACGGTCGCCATCTTGGGCTCCATCGGGATGGCCGCGTCGGCGGTCAGGGGCGCGGGTCCGGGCGGCGGCTGTCCTGTGTCCGAGGACAGCAGACGGTCGATCCCCGCCGGCGACAGGGACATGAAGGGCAGCCCGTCCTTATGCGCGACCGCGTCGTCTAGCCCGAGGTCAAGCATTGGCCGCCTCGGGCGCGAAGTCCTCGATGTCGGCGATCGCGCCTTCCAGCGCTTCGTCGGCGCCCGCCATCGCCTCCTCGATCGGCTCGCCGGCTTCGAGGCGGGTGTTGACGTTGCGCAGCGTGTCGTTCACGAGCGCGACCGAATCTTGGAAGTCCTTCGGCTGGCTGCGGATCGTGTGGGTCACGGCGAGCGCGATCACGTCGACGATCGAGATCGGATGCTTCTCGCCCGGATGCAGTTCGTCCATGCGGGCGCCGTGCAGGCCCAGGCCGATGGTGAAGCCGCCGGTGCCGGGCACCTCGGTGATCGTGATGATCGCCTTGGGCGCTTCGGAGAGGTCGGGCGCGGGCGCCTTGGCGGCGGCTCGGCGTTGCTTGCGGGCGTTAGACGCGCTGGTCATTGGCATCCTTCAGGAGCAGGAGGTTGATGCGGTTCACGGCGTCCACTTCGTTGATGGGGCCGTTGGCGATTAGCTCTTCCATCCGGCGTTCGATCGTGCCGTCCTGGTCGAGGGTCATGATGGCGAGACCGAACATCAGGGCCGCCGAGGCGTGGAATCGGATGTTCGGGGAGGTGGGTGTGGAGACGACCAGTTCGACCGCGTCCTCGGTCTCCATGGCCGTGAGGACGAAGTCTGGAGTGATGGCGAGATTGTCGGGGTCGTCGGGGAAGCTGGCCTGAACTGACATGGGGGTCCTGAACGCGCGTGATTGCCGTATATCCTGGCAATCACTGCCAGCCCTGGTGGCGGTCGTCAACATGGTTAACCGCCTGATCAGAGGATATTTTCGTTGGGGAGGAACTTCCTAAATTGGGCGAAACCCTTAAAGTTTCCTTGCAACCGTTCGTCCTCGCACAGCAGCAGCGGACGGCCCTGGTGCTCCAGCGGCGAGGCATGCTTCGGATCGGAGCCCGCCAAGCCGCTGTAGCGCCGCATGTCATCCGGGATCGTCGTGGGCTCGCCGTCGAGCTTCGAATACGAGAGCCGGCAGCAGCGCGCCGCCGACATCGCGAGCAGCAGGGCGTTGCGCGCCGAGACCGTCTTGGCGCCGTCCAGGCCCTTGATCGACATCAGCGGATAGACGACCTGCATGACGTCTTCCGGCAGCATCTTGCGCCGCACGGTGTGCTCGGCGAGGTCGACATCGTCCTCCCGGATGTAGGGGAGATGCCACTGGCCGTGCCGCAGGATGCGCGGAGTTGTCGCATCCCGGACCTGCTTCATCTCGGTCGCCAGTTCGCGGATTTCGTCCTGCGCGTCTTCATGGATGCGCAGCCCGTCGAAGTTCGACCACTCCGTCGAGGTGATCAGCACGTCGATGTAGCCGAACCACTCCACCGGCCGGTTGACCCACTGCTTGTGGATGTTCAGGCCGGTCTTGGCGGCGAGTTGGCGGGTGCCGTTCAGAACGTATTCCGCCATGTCGCGCCAGATGCGCTCGGCCTCCGCCTGATCCTCGGCCGAGAGGAAGTCGCCGGGCTGCATGCCGGGCTTGTTCTTGCGGAAGCGCGGCACGAACATCTCGGCGTCGCGCACCAGGATCGAGGCGTGCGGAATCGCCCGACTGCTGCTGGCGTTGCGGCTGAAGACCCGATGGGTCATCACCTCGCCGTGGATCGCGCGCCAGTAGCGAACCTGGAGCGTGTCCAGGCGGATGCCGGTGTCCTCGCTGATCGAGGATGCAATGGACTTGACTTGGACGGACATGAACTACCGGTGCGAGTGGTAAGGGGCAATGGAGCGCTGGTGGCGCGCGACGCGGGCGACGTCGTCGGTCGGACGGCCGAAGCCGAGAGCGACCAGGATCGCCAAGACGGCGAGGCCGCCCATCAGCCTTCCACCAGGGAGAGCGCGGCGCTTTCGAGCCACGCGATGTCGTCGTCGTTGACGATGATCCGCTCGAACGGGAGCAGGTCGATCTCCATCTCCGACTGGTGGAGCGAAGCCTGATCGGTGCGGACCTTGCGCGGGTCCTCGATCTTGATGATCCGGCCGCCCAGGCTCTCGACCACGGCGGCTTCGTTGAGGAAGCGGCAGTCGGAGCAGACGATGCCGGGGCAGACGATCGGCTGGTCGTACTCGTCGACCGCTGAGCCTTCGAGCAGCTTCTGCACCTTGACCTTCCAGGCCATGACCCAGGTGTCGTCGATGTAGTTACGGAACATGTCCGTGCCGATCTGCTGGAGCAGTTCGCGCGGCGCCTTGAACGGCCAGCGCGTCAGGGGTTGCTCCTTCAGGACGGGGTCCAGCATCTCCTCGTAGTCGACGTCGTAGACGACGTTGCAGACCTGCCGCAAAGGATCGGCGAAGTTCAGATGGATGTAGCCGTGCTCGCGCACGAGAGCTTCGGCAGCGGTCGACTTGCCGTGTCCGCGCTTTCCGGTAAAGGCGATGATTTCCATAAGGGTCTCCATCAGACGAGAACCTTGATGGTCTCGGCCGCTCGGGTGATTCCGGTGTAGAGGTGCTTGTCCGCGTCCTCGCGGAAGCTGGAGGACTCATCGACGAGGACCACGTGATCCGCCTGCGAGCCCTGGTAGTTGTGGACCGTCAGCACCCACCCGAAGTCGAGTTGGATCGACCGCATCTTGGCCTTGTAGGCAGAGCGGGAATCGCTGCTGAAGCTGTTCTTCTTGGTCGTGTAGTGCTCTTCGAAGAGCCCCTGGAAGACGGCCTTGTCGGTGTAGGTGGCGCCGTCTTCGTCCTCGAACGACATCTGGCAGGTGTTCTTGCCGGGCTCCAGGTGGACCTCGTCGGTGACGCAGCGCGCGAGGGCGCCGTTCACGAGCGCGGGGTGCTCCTTGGAGTTCTTGCGCACGATCAGCGGCTCGCCGGCGACCGGACCCGAGGGCAGGCCTTCGCGGAACATCCGCGTCAGCCGCCAGCGCGTGCGGTTCGTGCCGCACAGCACCTGCGGGATCGTCTCGGGCTCGATGCCCTTCAGCCCGGCGCGCGCCGCCGCCAGCATCGGTTCGGGATCGAAGTCCGACCGGTACATGACCTGCGCGCGGACCTCGCCGGCGTCATTCTTGTAGTCGCCGATCGGCAAATCCTTGCCCTGGCGCGCCAGGGTGGCGAGCTTGATGATCGGGTTGTCGGCAGCCTGCCGGTGGATTTCCGTGAGGAAGAAGTCCGGGCGACCCTTCGTCAGGCCGGGCTTGTCCTGGACCGGCGGAAGCTGCCCCGGATCGCCCATCGCGATGATCGGGACGTCGAACGACATCAGGTCGTCGGTCATCGACTGACCGACCATGGAGGCCTCGTCGACGACGATCACCTGCGCGAGCTTGATCGGGCTGTCGACGTTCAGTTGGAAGTTGATGCGGTCTTCGTTGTAGAGGTTGTCCAGGTCGGCTTCGAGCCGCTGGATCGCGCTGGACAACTGGACGACCTTGTGGGGATCACCGCCGCCCTCGATCGCCTGCTGGCGCTCGCTCTGCTTGGCGTATAGCTCCGCCTCAAGCTGACCGACCGGCGCGGGCTTCGCGCGGTAGATCGCCGAGTGGATCGTGGTGGCGATGGAGTTCGGGTAGTGCTGCGCCTTCAGCTTGTTGCGCATGATCTTCGCCGCCTTGCCGGTGGGCGCGACGAACGCCACCTGATGCGGCTCGAAGCCCAACTCCTCAAGGATGAAGGGCAGGATCGTGGACTTACCTGTGCCGGCGTAACCGCCGATGTACGTCAGTCGCTCCGGGTAGGCGCCACGGAGGCGACTGACCACGGCGCGCACAGCGTCGCCCTGATGCTCTGAAAGCGTGGTCATTGGAACCGAATGTCGGAGGGGAGGAAACCCCGCCGGCGTGAGCCGGCGGGGACCACTTCAGAGGCGCTTAGAAGCGCCGGCCGCGCGGGGCTCCGGCGGCCGGCGCCGCAGCGGGAGCCGGACGGGCAGCGGGAGCCGCCGCCTGGACCGGGCGGGACGCGGGCGCACGGGTGGCCGGAGCCGCCTCGGGAGCCGCACGACGGCCGCCACGGGCCGGTTCGGGGGCGGGCTCCGGCTCGGGCTGGTCGTCGACCAGTTCGGGCTCGGCGCCGTCTTCCTCGACCGGACCTTCGCCGTCGGCGTAGTCACCTTCGGCGCCCTCGGTGAGCGACAGAAGCTCCTCCTCGGACATCCAGCCGACCAGCTTGAACTTGGGGGCGTGCTTGCGGACCTTGCGGCCCTTGCTGCCGTCCTCGTTCTTCGGCTGGGTCTCGAACTCGTTCTCGTCGAGTTCCACCACCGGGATCATGCCGGGGTTCGCCTTGTACTGTCGGGCGAAGTCCTTCATGAGCGCTTCGAGGGCGTTCATCTTGGACTTGTTGTTCGCCTGGAACAGCAGCGTCAGGCCCTCGCCGTCGATCGTCTTGAACTCGATCGTCTTCTGCTCGGACCAGCCGTCGTCCTTGCCGTAGGGGCCGTAGTCGGGGAGCAGATGCTTGGCGGGGGGCAGGCCCTCCTCCAGGGACATCATGATCTCCTCCTTCACCTGACCGCCCAGCCAGCAAATCCAGCCGCGCTTCAGCGTGCGCGGATTCATCGCGACCTGCGATTGCAGGGGAAGGTCGGTGTCGTCGGCGCCGTAGCTGTAGTAGCCGTCGTTCCCGTTGAACTTCAGGAACAGCGCGCCACCGCCGCCGCCACGGTAGCTCTCGGCCTCGGCCGCGAGCGCGGCATAGTAGTCGTCGGTCGACGTCGCCAAGGCGGTCGACTGACGCAGTGCAACTTCATTACCCATCTAGTGCTGTCTCTCTTCTTTTCTAAAGGTGCCCGGTCGACGCCGCCGACCGGGCGGTTTCTAAGGCCTTCGTCTCAGACCTAGGTCTAGTCGCGACTATTTTTCTAACTGGCTATTACTAACCACTTCCCACTAAGAGCTATCGCTACTCTAAGTTTCGTCGACGCTAGTTCCCTTCTCAGAGATCGAGAGTCGATCATGACCTTCACCAAGCTTGGTGAATGCTTCAACATCGATGCCTGCGGCCCGCATGGCTTCGATGTCATAGGTCTTGCGACCCTTGACCCAGGAGATTGAGACCTTGGCGAGTCCGGGCACCTCGGCCCGCCTGACGCCGACGTCGCGGAACCACGCCTTAAGCCTCTCAGAGGCTTCCTTGTGGTCCGCTTCCAAGGACTTCTTCGCAGCGGACGCCGCCCGCTCAGCGCGAATCAGTTCCTCGAATTCCTCCATGATCTTCAGCGGCGTGTTCTGCTGATTGGCGTCGCCGTCGGTGGGCGTCGCCTTGCCGCTGGCCTGCGCGCAGGCGATCTTGAACGGGCAGTATTCGCAGCCGCCGTCGACCTTCCCCTCGGGGAAAATCTGCGCCACGCTCTTGATCTCGTAGACCGACTTCGCGCGCTCCTTGGCGACGTCGTAGGTGCGCTGGTCGAAGGGAACGACGAACACCTCGATGTCGTCGAAGAAGGAGGCGTCGATGTAGACGATCACCGCGTAGTTCGGGCGGTACTGCGTCGTCTCGCGGGTGATCCCCATCTGGACGATCGTCTGCCCACGGTGAATCGCCTTCTCCTCCTTGAGGTTCACGCGGGGGTCGATCGACTTGATTTCGAAGTTGAAGCAGTGCGTGCCGCCCAGGCTAGGGATGCCGTACATCTCCAGCGCGTCGTCGTCGGCGCCAATCACCAGTCCGTCCGGCGTGGCGGTCAGGGGCGCGTCCGGTGCCTGAAGCGTGCGCTGATCGGCGCCGCCCCAAATCAGGCGAGCGTCGTTGAAGTAGGTCTCCAAGAACCACTTGACTGCCGGCTCGGCGAAGTGGTTTTCGATCAGGTTCCCGCGCTCCAGCGCGCCCCACGAATCCTTGTGATCCGGGTCGCGCGGGCCGTCGTTCTTCGAGAACCACGTCTTACGCAGACAGCCGAAGGCCTCGGACGCGCCGACGGACTTGCTCCGGTCGTGCGCCCACACCTTCTGGTTCGCCTTGACGAACGTGTCGTAGGCTTCAACGAAATCGATTGCGGCCATGGGTTTTCGTGACTCGGGTTTCGTGACTCTGGCGGGCGAAGGATCGGTCGCTAGACCGGGACGCCGTGGCTCGGAGGCGGGAGGCGCTTGGACAGGATGATCGCGATGGCCGCGAGCACGCAGATCAGCGCCCAGGTGAAGGGGTCGTGCAGGGAAAGCATCAGGCGGCGCTCGCTTGCCGCTCGGCGGCGGTGTCTTGGAGGTAGAAGAACAGGTCGTGGCAATCGATCACGTCACCGATCGCTTGGTGGGCGGCGGTGGGTTCGCGACCGAGGAGATGCGGCACGGCCTTCTCCAGCTTCGGCCATGCGTAGCCCTTGTGGCCGAACTTGCTCGGGAACTTGCAGACCGGCACGGCCGCCAGCATGGTGCAGAACTTGCCCTTACCGAGGAACACGTCGAGCTTCGGGTTTCCTGACAGCAGGCGCGCGGCGTTGTTGATGATGTTGACGTCGAACTCGATGTTGTGGGCGACCGCCATCTCGGCCGCCTGGAGCATGTCGCAGAAGATATCGAGAGCGGCGTTTTCGTTGACCCCGATCGCCTGGGAGATCGCGGTCGTCGTCTTGTGGATGTTCGACGCCGTCTCCGGGATCGGGTCGGGCCGGTAGACGATCAGATCGATACGCATCACCTCGCGACGCGCGACCGGGTCCACCAGCATCGCGCCAAGCTGCACGATCTTCGGCTGACCCTCGTCACCGCAGGGCAGGCGCTTTTCCCACAGCCCCGTGGTTTCGGTGTCGAAGAACAGCAGCATCAGGCGGCGGCCGGCGGCGTGGGTTCAGCGGGACCGGCGACATCGGTGGGAGCCTGTCGGGGACGCTTAAGGAAATCGTGCAGGTACGCGACTGCCGAGTCCCGCTGATCGGGGGTGGCGGCCGACGCGGTTTCGCTGTCGGCGGCCATGTCTTGTTGGAAGGCGAGGAAGAAGCCGTTCACCCATTCGGTGATGGCGCGGGCGACCGCGTAGATCGCATAGTCGATCAGGATCGCGAGCGCCTTGAAGACGAACCACGCGCCGCCGACCACGAGCATCATCACCCGCAGCGAGTTGGGCACGTGGTGGTCGGCGATGCCCCAAGCGTCCAGCGCCATCCAGGCGCCGAAGACGATGCCGACGATCCACACCACCAACGTCAGCGTGTTGGCGAAGCCGTCGGCCTCGCGGCGCAGGCTCGTGATGAAGGGAGTGGGATCGTTCATGGGGTTCTCGTCGGGGAAGAGTGTGTTAACCAAACTGGCAGCGAATGTCAACCATCTTGGCCGTATTTCGTGACTCTATTTTCCGTAGCTCTCGATGATCTCGCGGCCGATGGGTACGCCATTGGCGTATGTCACCTTGTCCAGGGACACGCGGTCGAAATCCGGCAGGAACGACACGAACCACGTCTGCGATCGATAGGCGGCGAGCGCGGTCGCTTCGTCGGCGTAGCGGCCTACCATGCGGTAGGTGACGCCGACTTTCTCGATCGACACGAAGTAGGCGCAGGTCTCAGTCATCAGTGTGTGTCTGCCCAGCGCCGGCCGAACTTCACGTCCACGTCTACGGGCAGGCGGAAGCCGAAGCCCATGCCTGCGTCGTAGGCCGCGTCGATGATGTTCTTCCGGCAGATTTCGATGATCCGGGGATCGTCGCGGACCGCGACCTGGAGTTCGTCGTGAATCCAGGCGACGATCGCGAAGTCGCCATCCCAGCCGTGGACCAGCCCGTCCTCTTCGCAATACTCCGCGAAATTCACGCACCACTGCTTGGCGATCGTCGCGCCGGCGCCCTGGAGGAGCGTGTTCAGCGCGGCGTGCTGCGCGCGCACGAACAGCTTGCGCCCGTCAAGCGCGTCCAGCATGCCCGAACGGGCCTGCTTCTGGATGTTCTTCACCACCGCGCCCAAGGCGGGAATGCGTCGCATCAAACGGCCGCGCATCTCGGCGCCGACCCGCTTGGCTTCCTGCGGCTTCAGCGCCAGCGCGGGATCGATGACGGTCCCGAGCTTGAAGTCCTGGGCGCCGTAGATCAGCGCGTAGATGAAGGTCTTAGCGGTGTCGCGGTTGTTCAGTTCGAGCGCGGCCGTGTGGAGGTCGTGCGGGTCGGCTTCGACCACGAGGCGGCCGTAGTCGCCTTGGTCGAACTCCGCCATGAAGTGGCCGAGAGCGCGAAGCTCGATGCCCTTCTGGTCGGCGCCCATGAGCGTCCAGCCTTCGGGCACGTAGAAGAGGTTCCGCGAATCCCAGCCGTGGTCGCCAGGGCGGCCCTTCAGCATGGTCTTCTTGGTGACGACCTTGCCTTCCTCGTCGAGGAGGAAGTTGCCCTCCTCGTCGTACTTCGGCACGCCCTCGACCTGCTTGCCGTCCGGGCCGAGCAGCGGCGTCAGGTTCTCGTCGAACGTGCCGTCGGGGAGTAGCCGGCCGTAGATGATCTTGCCGTTGCGGAAGTCGAGGGTGACGTCGTCCTCGACCCACTGCTTCAACTTCTTGAAGACGACACGCGGGACCTGGGCGATGTTCGGATTGGAGTGCGAGGCGCGGTTCGTCACCGTGCCGCCGACGTTGAACGTCCCGTGGATGCGGCCGTCGTGCCGCTCCATCGCCTTGCCGATCCAGCCGTTCTTGCCGTCGATCAACTGGCCGAGGCGCTTGTTGTAGTAGAAGAGTTCGGCCAGTTCGTCGCAGATCGGGATCGAGTGCGACAGGTCGCGCAGCACTTCGTCGTTCACCGCCGGCTGTCCGGTCTCGGTGAACTCCTGCGGCTCCCAATCGTAGACCTTGGTCAGGCGGTCGATGATCTGCGGGCGCGAGCCGGGGTTGAACTCCTTCAACTCGACCGGGCAGTAGGCGCAGCCGGCTTCCTTATCGGCCTTGCCGGAGCCGGCCTTGAACTTCATCGACTTCTTCGGGACGGTGATCTCGCCCCAATTCTGCCGGCTCTTGTCCTCGCCGTGCTCCTCGCGCGGCTTGAAGGCGACCTTGTGCTTCTTGACCTTGCCGTCGGCGTCCAGCACCAGGGAGCCGTCCTGGTCGTAGACCTCGGTCGTGTACTCCTTGCCGACCGTCTTCCACTTCGACGGCACCCACCACGAGCCGAAGTGCTCGATCGCGGCGGCTTCCTTCTCCTCCACGACCGCGCGGAGTTCCGCTTCCATGACGTGGCCGCCCTCGATATCGAAAGGGAAGCCGTTGTTCGTCACCTGCTCCATCAGGTTGTGGATGCGGTGTTCGAGCGTGATGGATTCGTCGGAGTGGCGGCGCGGGTTCGCGACCATCAACTGCCAAAGCTGTTCGTTGACGTTGATGTCCTGGACGCAGTAGTCCTCCATGTCCTGGGACCACTCGGACCACACGAGGCGCGTGATCTCGGTCTTGTCCAGGTGCGGGTACTGCTGCTTAAGCTGCTCGGCCTTCGACTTCGCGTAGTCGCCCTTCGGCGCGCCGAGCCGCTGGCCCCAAGCCTCCAGGCCGTGGCGTCCAATTTCCTTGCCGTCGAGTTCGCCCCGCTTCCACCGGCGGAAGTCGCGCTCCTTCTCGTCGGCGAAGAACACCTTGGAGAGCACCAAGGAGTCGCGGATCATCGCCTTGAGTTGCAGCT